CACACGATAGATTTCGACTAAAACAGGGCTGTTATTCTCAGCCAAATTTATTCCCTCATAACGCAACGCGAATTCTTCACCCTGGTGAGTGATAATCGGTAACGTGTCATTGCCTGAATGCTCATAATCCACAACAACGGGCTGATTCAGCGGTGTGGTCAGCCAGTCAATAACACCCCACAGTTTATCGACAATATAATGTGAGCCTTCGGTCATCCCGTTGATTTTTACACCCCAGACTTGTTGATTACTCAAGCTGCTGCGATCGCCAACCACAATCCCGGTCGGCAGGGTATCTTGTGCAAACAGGTTAGGAGGGCGTGATATATGATTGCCGTTCAATAATATGCCTAGGTTTTCGGGCGCATACTCATGCCATGTAGACGTGATTTTTCCGCTGACGGCTGAAATATAGCGCTCCATTGTAACGAGCTGACCGCCTACCGAGCCTTTGGTTTTTTTCTCGTCAAACTCCAGCTCTAAATCCAGCGTCGAAACATCTCCGACCCATCGCCACGATAAAGCCTGGCCCGCCGAATTTCGGCGAGCCAGATAGATTTTCCCTTGACCGTAATAAAAATCACTCATTGGTTACCGCCTTATGCCGCAGGTTCTTCCGGTTGCGGCTCCGGCTCCGGAGTAGGTTCAACATAGTGGCCTGTTGGTAATGTGATGATCCAATTGCTCAGCGATGCAATATCGCCGCGCCTGGCTTCTATACTGACCGTGTGAACCCGATTTAATGGGGAGATCGCGGACGAATACGGCAGCGTCAATGTTGCTTCAACGGTATTTGTCGTCCAAACAATATCCCCGGTATCAGGACGAACGAGTGTAATTACATAAACCACCCCCGACTCTGGGCCAATACTGCTATCAAGATAATCAATTAACCGGTCAGCTTGTAATTGCCTGTCACGGTGAGACCAGGTTAAAATATATTCCGCTGCCGGCTGCGCAACGAGGGGATAAGGTTCGTCATTTAAACGAATATTTGCCGGCAAATAGGGTTTTGCCTGGCGGGCCTGTAGCGTCAAATGGTTAACAGGTGCAGCGCCGGCAGCGAGTGTTTCTTGTGCCGTTCTCGTCAGCAAACGAACGTCTATCGTTTCTCCCTCCAGATATTCCAACCCATCACTTTCAATCGCATCCTGGAAGAAACGCAGCCGCGCGCCGGCCAGATGGCCAGTCGGCAACGTATCGGCACAGCCACGCCCGACGGTCAACGTCCCGGTCGCCAGATCGGCGGCATCGATACGAACAATCTCATCACCGATCATCGCCCCTGCACCCACTGCCGGCAGCGTGGTTAATGACGCCTTAAAGGTGGTATCAAAGCGACCTGCAGGCTGTGTTAGCGTGACGGCCGGCGTCCAGTCGCCGTTAAGATTACCGCGCCAGTTCACGCCGTCGGCGCGCGTCTGCAGCAGATAATTGATTGAGGCGCTGCTGGGCGCACTGGCCATCACGCCCAGGTAACCGGCCTCCGGGGGAATGGCCGCCAGCTCCGCCGGCCCGACGGTGGCTGCAAGGACGATATAGGGCAGTTCAAGGAGCTGGCTATCAGTAACGGGGCGTGCCGTCTTGTCCGGCGGTGACCAGGTGCTGCCTTGCTCGCCGCTACTGTACGACGTGCTCGGCATCCCGAACACATCCTGAATGGCCGTCACCTTCAACTCACCGGTGTCCTGTTCTTCAATCTTGCCAACACGCATCACCATGTTGCCGATGTTGCGCTCTGGCAGGCTGATGCGAAAAACGCCCGCCGGCGTCAGCACGCCACCGCGTCGGTCGAAATTGATAATCAGTCGGGTCAACCCGGCCGCGCGGGTTTCGAGGTCACGTTGCGCCAACCTCGCCCCCAGCGCGTGGGTCGGCACGGCTTTGTATTCGACGCTCTCTGATATCAACCCCACGTTCTGGATCGCCCCCAGGTTCTGCGCGCGCACTTCGCCTTCGCTGTTGGTCACCGGGTCGCGGTACGTCACCACAATTTCATTCGGGGCCGCGTCGGCGCTGGTGCTGTCGTCGGCCTGCACGCCCACGATGCCGTTGTCGTAGGTAAACAGCGGCAAGGTATTGGGGTCGTAGTCATCACGTAGTAGCTTGAGCGTCAGTTTGCCGGTGCTCAGGTCACCGTATTGGGCTGCACCGATGTGATCCAGGACTTGCTGCACAAACGTATTAAGGTCGTCCTGGCGGTTGTAGCGAAAACAGAGGCCAAATCCTTCGTCATAGAGCCGGTCTGCCGCGATGCGATAGCTGTCAATGTCCAGGTCGCCCAGCACCAGCCCGCGTCCCCAGTCACGATTGAGGGCGCACTCAACAAGGATGTGCGCCGGGTTCATGGCATGGATCGCACGCAGGTTGGCTATCTGTTCAGCGGTCAGGTCGGCCTCGTCATCAAGCTGCCCCTCGGTGTTCTGCAGCAAAATAAGCGCCTTCTCCGGATACCACACCGGCCCATCCCAGCCTTGCGTACTGCGGCGAACGCGGTAAGACCACGGCTTAGGTGAGGCGCTGTAGCAGCTGACCAACCCGCTAAAGAAGGTGGTGACCAGCCCCCGGAAACCCGGCACCAACCCCGTGAGCAACGTCAATAATGAAAGAGACGGCACCTGGTCAGGGCCGCCCATCATCACTTCAAGCTGGCCCTGAATACCGCCTTCGCCGCCGGTGTCCTCGCCTCCGAACAGGTTCGGCTTATCGATATACAGCGACGTGTTGCCGGTAATCTGGCCATGTGTGCCGGCAAACACCGTTTTTTTATCGGCGCTGATGGCCACAATCTCATTGACCGGGCCACGGCCAATGCCGGCCTGGATATCCCACGAGTATCTGTAGCCCACCGTGACTTTCTTCGACCCCTTGCCACCGCCGCCCATCAGTTAGCCTCCGGCTCAGATTTGGCCTGTGCCAGGCGCACAATCTTGATGGCCAGCGCATCCCCGGTGCCGGCCAGCAGCTCGGCATCGATACCACCATCGCGAATGAAGGCCTTAAGGTCTAGCCCATAGCGGGCAAAGAAGGCGCGCAGACCAGGCGCACAACCGCCGCCAGCGCGGATATCTTCCATCGTGATCAACATGGCGTTCCCCTTATTTCTTAATGGCTTCATAGCGGTAATTGCCATAGGCAAGAACAAACCAGTCCTCGCTCCAGCAATCGCCAAAAAATATGCATTGCGGTGTGCCTTCGGTCGGCTGAGGCAGGTTCCAGTCATCCTCCGTCGCCGCTTCCGGCGTGTTGTTCTTCTGACGCGGAGCCAACGCGCGATTCAGCACGTAGGACGCCACAATCACCGCAACGAATCTCGCAACAGCCCACCACATATTCGTTTCCTTAAAACAGTTTGATAATCTGATACGGCGACTTGCCCGGCATGTGAGGCTGGCCGCCGTAGTTCAGGACGTTGTTAAACTTGTCGTTACAGGTCGTGATGGTGCGGTCACATCCCGGAAAAACCGCCACCACCTGGCCAACGCTTAGCCCGGCCGAGCCGCCGAACAGGCCCAGCACGTTGCCACTCTGCGCGCGCAGCCCACGCCGTTCTGTCACGCCATCCGCCAGCCATTCCAGATAGCCGCCGGAAAACCAACCGTCGGGCGAGCCGGCCGGCAGATTGACGGTGATACTCACGCCATCGAGCGCGCTGATAACCAGGCCGCCGACGCCAAACGCCGCCGGCGATACCTTGCAATTGTGGTCATACAGCGAATACGGACAGGCGCGCCCCCAGGTCAGGCGCAGGCCGCTGCGGGTAAAGGTGCTGGCCAGACTGGCGGTGACAAGCCGGGTGCGGTCTATTGCCTCGCGCTTGACCTCGGTAATGGAGCCGATCCAGACGGTGCGGAACTCGCCCTGGCTGTCGCCGACGTGCCAGCGATGAATGCGAACGCGCACCGGCTGGGATGGTGGCAGGCCGCGAAAGAGCATGGCTACCGGGTTGGTCGTAGGCAGCGTAATGTCCATGCTGTCGCCGGCACCGACGCTCAGACCGCCATCACTGATCGCCTGCTGCTGCCATACGGCACCGGCAGCGGTGATATCCTGATCGGCGTTGGTGTAGCGGAAAAACTGCGTATCGCCCCGCACGAACTCATAGAGCGTGACCGGCTGGCCGTTGGCGGTGGAATACTCAAAATCACTCCAGCTCATCGCGTAGCCCTCGGAATGTGGTTGATACCTGGGCAAACCCGTCCGCATCGGTCGTGTGTTCCCAGGTGATGTCGTCAGTGTTCTGGCGGCAAAGCGCCATCAATGACACTTGGCTGATGGAATCCGCCGGCGGAACTTCACCGTCCAGCGACAGCAGCTCGTAATCACCCAGGCGCGTGGCGGTGAGTATGCGGCGGTAAACGCGGGAGCCATCGACCAACTGCAGACGCAGGTCACGCCGGCCAGGCACCACACCGAACTCACTAAAGCCGGCAACCGCGACAACCAGCGCATTGCCGACAGTCCGCACAGGGATGAAGTCCTGCGCCTGGCTGGCAACCCAAATCGCACGCTGGCGACCGCGCAGGTAATAGAGCTGGCCGCGCAGCCTTGCCTGGGCCTGGCGACCGATTTCAGACCACACATGCTGCTGCATGATAAAAGCCCTGCCGGCGGTGTCGGTGCGGTAGGGAATGCCCACTTCGTTGTCCAGCTCCAGGAGCTGGCGCTGATACTCGGCCGTCAGGTCATCAACCCAATCGGCGTCTTGTTCGAGCACAGGATGCCCGCGATAGATAGCGGCATTCATCGCCGGCGCAAACGGATTATGTGCCGCCAGGCGAAAGCGCAGCTGCAGACGCATCAGGCTGTCACTGTGACGGGTGATTGCCGGCGTATCGGTAAAGACGGCCGGCCGTAGCGGATATACCCATGTGCCGGCTGGCCACGCGCCTAACGGGGCCGTGACGGTGACGCTGCCGGCATCGATGCTCTGGATCTGCGCGACGGCCTGGTTGGCCAACATCCCGAAACCCTCTTTAAGCAGCAGGTTATCGCCCACGACAAAATCACGGCCGGCCGCTGGCACCGCGATAACCTGGCTGCCGGCCGCGATGGGGGCCGACAAAACCGCAACGTCAGGAAACACTGGCATATCCCAGGTGACGCCGCCGGCATGAAAAAGCTGGGTCTCCAAAGCGCGGGCGTCGGCATTGCCGGCAAGCACGGTAAACTCATACAGCCGGCGCGGCGACAGACGTCGGGCAATGCGCTGTTCTGCCCCGGACGGGGAGATCAGGACGTCCGTTTTCCAGGACAGGGTTTCACTGACACCTTCGGCCCAATCAGGCTCCATCAACCATGGGAGACGAACGGCCATTATTTCCCCCCCAGCAACTGTTTGAGCGTCGCAGTATTGGACTTGACCCAGGTCATCATGACGCGGTTACCTGGCGCACTTTTCACGGCTCTGTCCAGCATCTCGTTTGGATCGAGCACCAGGTACTGCTGCAGGTTGGTCGTACCGCCGCCGGCACCTTGCGCACCTGGTGCATCAGGGTTAACGGATTGATTCACCCCGGCCGCGCGGCTAAAACCGGGGTCGGAGACCAGCCCGCCATCGGCGAACGCGCCGAGGCGGCCCTGGTTAACCGCGTGCATGAAGTCCACGCCATAGCGCTGGACAGCGGCGGTTTTCATGACAAACTCGCCGTTGGACAGGCGAGCCGCGATGCTGTCGGAGGTGCCGGTGCCGGGGCCGGTGATCTGGCCACCGGTCGCCGCCGCCACGCTGGCAGCAGCACCCAGACCGGAAGTCGCACCGCCGGCGGCGCTGGCGGACGCAATGGCCGAGGCCAGGGTTGCCGCGCCGGTCGTAAATGCCGTCGTCAACGCCGTGGTGAGTGCCGTGATGCCGGTGGTCAGCGCCGTAGTGAACCCGCCCGTCAGCGCCGTGCTGCCGGCAGTGATCGAGGTGCCCATTGCGGTGGCCCCCGCCGTGGAGGCGGTTGTGATGGCCGTCGCGTAAGTGGTCGCACCGGCGGCATCGGTCGCGGTATCGGTGGCCGCATTAACAGCGGTGCCGGCGGCGCTGCCGGCCGTACTGGCCCCGAGACCCAGCAGCCCCTTGAGGCTGTCGGTCACGCTGCCAAGGCCTTCCATCGCCATGCCGGCCAGGTTGCGTGATGCAACTTGCGCCATGGCATTGGCGACCGATTTAGCCAGGTTTAACACCGCATCACTGAGGTTTAGCGTGCCATCGGCCAGCCCGTTGAGCGTGCTTTCCATGCCATCCTGCAGCCCGTCTTTAAACGCGGCCGTCAGGTCGTCCGTGGTGGATTTCAGCGTTATCAGCTCGTTTTCCAGGTTGGCCAGCAGGTCACGCATCTGCTCGCCGGCTTCGCCAGGCAAGGCCGCCATTTCACGCAGCTGCGGCAGGCTCTCGGTGATTTTGCTGCCGACTTCCTGATGCAATGCGACCAGTTGCCGGCGGCCCTGCAGTTCTGAGATGAGGCCCGCTTGCACCTGCGCCTGGATGCTGCTTTCTTTCTGGCTGCGGTAGGTTTGCAGGTCGTCCAGGCTCTTTTTGAGCGCGTCGGCGCGCACCTTGGCTTCCTGCACCGGCAGCAATTTGTCCAGCCAAGCCAGCCCCTCGGTGTTGCCGGTCTGGGTGAACTCCTTGCGCATCTCGGCGATGTTGGCCCGCACTTCCGCCAGGCCGCCGCCGAGCACGTCTCCGGTGGCTTTCAGATATTGCGCCTGCAGCTGGGCATTTTTGGTTGCGTTGGCGTCCGATTTCTCTTTCTGTTCGCCGGCAGCGATAACCGCCAGTGCCGCCTCAGCCCGCGCTTTCAGCGCCCCGGACAGGCCTTTTTCCGCCAGCTCGTAAGCCGCGACCTGCGATTTGGTCTTGCCGACGGCAAAGGCCTGTTTCTCCAGCCCCTTGACGTAAGTCTCATTGGCAGAAGCGGACGACTTGGCCGAACGCGCAGCCGCGTCAGCGTTGCGCTTATTCTCTTTGGCCTGGTCGGTTTGCTTCTGCAGGTTGATCAGCTTTTCCAGACTTTCACGCAGTTTGTCGATATCCTCCGGCGCCGTGCCGGCCGCCAACGCCGCCGCAATGGTTTTGTCACGCAGCTGCTCCAACTGCTGGGCGGCCGTGTAGGTCGCATCGGCCAGCTCTTTCTCCAGCTTCGGGCGCAGCTTGTCGGCTTCGGCACTCAGCGCGGTAAAGGACGCCTCGCTTTGCGCCATCTGCGCCACGGCCTCATCCATCCAGCGAATGGGGCCGGCGTTCTGCAGATCGGTCAACACATCACGCAGCGTCTTGCCGCTGGCGGTCGGCGCATCCATCGCGCGCGCCAGGCGGTTTTCCAGCTCATCGGACAGCTTGTCTTGCACGTCGCTCAGGTTGTCGAACTTCGGTGTCAGCGCATCGATTTGCTTTTGCACCTCGGCCAGTTTGTCGGTTAGGTAAACGATGCCGATACCGCTCGGGGCCGGGCTGCTCAGCAGGCCGTCAATCTGCTGTTTAAGCGATGCCGCCTGGCTCTGCAGGTCGCTGAGTTTCTTGCTGTCCTGGGTAAGCACATCG